GTTCATCGAGCAACCCTCAGCGCTTCTTTCGATCCATGCTGATCGGGCAACAATCCTGCGGCGGGCCCGGGCGCTTTACGCCAACACAGCCATTGCACGGTCTGGTGTGGACGGCTGGGTGTCAGCCCTCGTCGGCTCCGGAATCAAGGTCCAATCCTCCGTCGCCGATCCAAACCTTCGCGGCCGGATCAGCGCGGCATTCGAACGATGGACTGACTATGCCGACGCGGACGATGTCACCGACTTCTACGGTCTGCAGGCCCTCGCCGCGACGCTCCTGGTGCGTGACGGCGAGTGTTTCGTCCTCATGATCCCGGCGGCAGGCGGCCGGCTCCAGCTCAAAATTCTCGACGCCGACCAAGTCGACAGCTCCAATACCCGCGGCTCTATTGCCATCAACGGCAACGTTGTCGTGCAGGGCGTTGAGATCGACGCGCTCGGCCGAACGGTCGCCTATCACGTCCGCAAGCAAAATCCCGGCCTGCCGATCGTGACGGGTATCGAGACCGTCCGCGTCCCGGCCGATCAGGTGCTGCATATTTATCGACGAGATACCGCCGGCCAACTTCGCGGCATGTCATGGCTCGCGCCATGTCTTCTCAGAATCCGCGACCATGACGAGGCAAGCGACGCCCAGCTGATGCGGCAGAAAATTGCTTCGCTGCTCACGGGTTTTATCACCGATCAGAGCGACGCGGCCGGTGGCTTCGACGGCGACGACAATGGATCGGGCACGCTCGATGGCGGGATGGAGCCGGGAACGCTCAAGGTTCTCGGGCCGCAGCAGGACATAAAATTCAGCGAACCTGCCAATATTGGCGCTGAGGCCATCGATTTTCTGAAAATCACCCTTCGCGAAATCGCCTCGGCACTCGGCCTGCCGGCATCGGTCTTAACAGGCGATATGGCAGAGGCCAACTTCAGCTCAATGCGTGTGGGGCTGATCGAATTCCGCCGCCGCGCCGAGGCGCTCCAGCATTCAGTGATCAGCTTTCAGCTTCTGCGCCCCGTCTTCCGTCGCTGGATCGCGATGGAGATCATGGCGGGACGTCTGCAGATCCCCGGCTTTCTGCGCGAACCGGACAGCTTCATGGCGATGAAGGCGATCCCGCCCCGCAACATGTGGCTCGATCCTCTGAAAGACGTGAAGGCCGAACGCGAAGCAATAGCCGGCGGCCTGATCTCGCGACGCGAATCGGTGGCCAGCCGCGGCTACGACATCGAAGAAATGGATCAGGAAATCGCCGACGACAATGCGCGCGCCAAAACTCTCGGCTTGGCGTTCGACGCGCCGACGCCGGATCCCACAATAGAGGTCGCCGCCGCATGACAACGCCATCCCCTGCAATGCTCACCCGTGAGGCGCCGTTCCGCCGCTCGTCATGGAATCCGGAGACGCGCACTTTCGACCTGGTGCTGTCGGTCGGCGCTCCGGTTGAGCGCTACGACCTCAACGGACCATTCGATGAAGTCCTCGATCTTCGAGGCGCATCAATGCCGGCGCTGGTGCCGCTGCTCGATACACACAACCGGTTCAATCTCGACGGTAAGCTCGGCGAGGTGACCAACATCCGTCTCGAGAGCGGACAGCTTGTCGGGACCGCGACGCTCTCACGCCACGCGCCGCTGGCGCAGCGCATCGCCGGCGAATTGAGCGATGGCGTGAAGTACGGCGTCTCGATCGGTTACCAGGTCCAGGACTGGAACGAGCGGACCGATCCCACGACAAAACGGCGCGAAAAGCTGGCGACGAGCTTTGACGTGCTCGAGGCAAGTCTCGTCGCTATTCCGGCCGACCCGGCCGCCACCACTCGGAGTTTCGATCCTATGCCCACTGAAGTTAAGACCCCCACTACGACGCCGCCGGCCGACTCGACTGTTACGGTTGCGACCCGCGCCGAAACCAACATCGAGATTCGCAATATCGCGACGCTGTCCGGCCTCGATCAACGTTGGATCGACAGCCAGATCGACGCTGGCGTCACCACCGATCAGGCCCGTGCCGCGGCATTCGAAGCGATGCAGGCAAGGTCGGCCGTGACCGCGACGATCAGCAACGCCCGCGTCGAGATCGTTGCCGATCATACCGACCCGGTTTCGATCCGCTCCGCCATGGCCGGTGCGCTGGCGCATCGTCTAGCGCCGGGTGTGGTGAAGCTGGAAGGTCCGGCGACACAGTATCGCGGTCACCGCGTGCTGGACATGATCGGAGCTCTTGCCACCGCGCGCGGCGAACGCATCGACCTGCGCGACCAGGGCGCATTGCTCGAGCGTGCCATCGGTGCGCATTCAACGAGCGACTTCCCGCTTCTGCTGGCCGACAGCACCAACAAGGCGCTGCTCGCGCAGTATGAGGTTGCGGCGCCGACCTATCGTCAATGGGCAGCGCGGCGCCCGTTCAACGATTTTCGGGATCACACCTTCCTGCGCGTCGGCGACTTCCCCAGCTTCAAACCGGTGAACGAGGCCGGTGAGTTCGAGTACGGCACCATCAGCGAAAGCGCTGAGAAGGTTCGGGCCAAAGAGTACGGGACCGGTATCTCGGTCGGGCGTCAATTGCTGATCAATGATGATCTCTCGGCCCTGTCCGATTTCTCGTCGATGATCGCGACCCGCGCGGCCGCGGATGAGAACTCGATGGCCTACAGCGTGCTGTCCACGAACGGCGCGATGTCCGATGGCAAGGCGCTGTTCCATGCCGACCACGGCAACAAGGCGGCCTCGGGCACCACGATTGACGCGACCAACGTCAGCGCTGCGGTGCTGGCGCTTCGTGGTCAAAAGTCACTGGACGACCTACCGCTCAACCTGCAACCCGCCTTCCTGGTTGTCGGTCCGGCCAAGGAAGTCGCAGCCCGGCAATTGCTTGCTTCGATCAACCCGACGAAATCGAGCGACGTCAATCCTTGGTCAAACTTCGCCAAACTAATCGTCGACGCCAACATCACCGGGGCCGCCTGGTATCTGTTCGCCGATCCGGGCGCGGCCCCGACCGTGGTCTATGGCTACGTCGCCGGCTCCGAAGGTCCGCAGGTGCGTACCGAGATCTGCTTCGACACGCGGGCGGTCAAAGTTGCTGCCGGGCTCGACTTCGCAGTTGGTGCGATCGATTACCGCGGCGCCTACTTCAACGCCGGAGCGTAAGCATGACAACGCTGGCCGATCTCACCTCTCAGCTTGACAAGCTTAGGAAGGCGCGAGCCAGCGGCGTCAGCCTCGTCGTCAATGGCGAGAGCCGCATTGGATACAAAACCGACGCCGAAATGGCGTCGGCCATCGCCGATCTTGAGAGGCGGATCGCCACGTTCAACACCGAACCCATCCGCACCGTTCGCATCTCGACATCCAAAGGAGTTTAACCGTGAAGAATTTCATCCAACCCGGTGACGTTGTCACCGTCGCCGCACCGTCCGGCGGCATCGTCTCCGGTCAAGGCGTTCTGACTGGTGCGCTGTTCGGCGTTGCCGCCACCACGCAAGCCGAAGGCGTCGACGTCGAGATCGCAACGCATGGCGTGTTCGATCTCGACAAGATGGCCAACACAACATTTACAGTTGGCGCTGTTGTGTACTGGGACACCGCGACCAAGACAGCCACGTCAAGTGTCAGCACTGGTGGCGGTGATGCGCGGGTCGGTGTTGCTCTCGCTGCAGCAGGCTCGTCCGACAGCACGGTTCGATGCCGGCTCGACGGCGTTGTTATCAACTAGGGGGAGCAGGTTTTCTGAGGGCAACGCCGCCTGTCCAACAACGGAAAGCACACACCTCCGCTGCTCCCCTATCAAGCATTCGCGGTCAAGGTCTGCACGGCGGCAAACCACCAGTCTCGGCGCGCGGGTCCTCCGCAGCGAAAATTAATGCGGGGGCATCAAGCGCGCGACATTTCTAGCGTTTGAAGCGCAAAATGACTGAAAAGAAAACAGTTTCCAAGTCAGCTTTTGCCAAGGAAGTCGGCCTCGCGCCCTCGCGCATCACGCAGTTGATCGCCGACGGGTTGCCGGTTCGCAAGGACGGCAGGATCGATCTCCCCAAGGGTAAGGCGTGGATGGAGACGAATCTCGACCGATATCGGCGCGAGGCTCGCAAGCCGACGGTAACCGCACCGAAAACAGCATCAGCGGCGCGCATCGAGAAGCTGTTTCACGACTCCAGAACGGCGCGCCTGAGGGCGGACCAGCTCGAGGGCAAGATGATTGACCGTGAGGCGGCAGAGCGGGTCATCTTCGTGCGAGCGCGCTTCGAGCGCGACAGCCTTCTGGCTCTGGCAGCGCGCAGTGCGCCAAAGCTCGCAGTTGAGCTCGGCACCGATCCGATCGTCACTTTCAATGCGATCGATCGCATGCTCCGCGAACACCTGACGGATATGGCTGCGACGCCATGGGACGGTCTGGCATGATCGACGCAGCAGTCAGCGCGGACGCGGCCTGGCGCCGCGGCCTAATGCCAGAGCCTGAGCGGACGGTCTCGCAATGGGCCGACGATCTCCGCATGCTGCCCAGCACAACGGCTGAGCCTGGGCGCTGGCGCACCGATCGAACGCCCTATCTCAGGGATATCATGGACGCGCTGTCGGCATCGTCGGCGATCGAGCGCGTCGTGTTTATGAAATCGGCTCAGATCGGGGCGACCGAAGCGGGCCTGAATTGGCTTGGTTATGTGATCCACCAGGCGCCCGGCCTGATGCTCTATGTTATGCCGACGACGGAATCAGCGCGGCGCAACGTCCGGATGCGGATCGATCCCTTGCTGGACAGCACGCCGGCGCTGCGGTCCCGGGTGGTAAAGGCTCGGTCTCGCGATCCCGGCAACACCGCGACGATGAAATCCTTCGAGGGCGGCCACGTCGCCTTCGTCGGTGCCAATTCCGCCGTCGGGCTGCGCTCGACCCCGGCGCGCTTCGTCTTCCTTGATGAGGTGGACGGCTTCCCAGCTGATGCCGACGGCGAGGGCGATCCGGTCGCGCTGGCGATCCAGCGCACCGTCACCTTCCGCGGCCGGCGCAAGATTTTCATGGCGTCGACGCCAACGATTGAGGGCGTGTCGCGCATCGCCAAGGCGTATGCGGAGAGCGACCAGCGGGTGTTTAAGGTACCCTGCCCGCATTGCGGCATGATGCAGGTGCTCAAGTGGGCGCAGGTCCAAAGGCCGCCGGGCGAGCGCGGCGGAGCCGTCTATGTCTGTGAGGCGTGCGGCGTCGCCATCGAGGAGCGCCACAAGTTTTCGATGCTCTCGGGCGGCCAATGGGAAGCGACGGCGCCGGGCGATGGTCGCACTGCCGGCTTTCACCTGTCGGCGCTCTATTCGCCTTTTGAAAGCTGGGCCGAAATCGCGATCGAGCACGGCGTCGCCTATCGCGATCCCGAGCGGCTGAAAACCTGGGTCAACCTGAAACTCGGCGAACCCTTCGAGGATCGCACGGCGCAAATCCCGGTGCCGGTTCAGCTGATGGCGCGCGCCGAAAGCTGGGGCGACGCGGTGCCCGCCGGTGCCGCCGTCATCACCGTCGGCGTCGACGTGCAGCAAGACCGGATTGAGCTCGAGGTCGTCGGTTGGGGTGCAGGCGAGGAGTCGTGGTCTCTCGCCTACCACGCGCTGCCCGGCAATCCCGCTGATCCCGAGATGTGGCTCCGGCTCGACGACCACTTGAGCGAGACCCACCGAACCCGGGATGGACGCACGTTACGGGTTGCCGCCGCGTGCGTCGACACGGGTGCCTGGTCAAAGCTGGTGTACGATTACACCGGCCCGCGGCACGGCCGTCGGGTCTGGGCCATCAAGGGATCGTCGACGCGAGGCGCACCGCTGTGGCCGCGCCGGCCCTCGCGACCGAAGCCTGGACGGCCTCCCCTCTATGTCATTGGCACCGACGCTGCGAAGGAGATCGTTGTCGCGAGGCTATCGATCGAAGAGCCCGGTCCCGGCTGTTGCCATTTTCCGACAGGGCGCGATCTCGACTATTTTGAAATGCTCACCGCCGAGCGGCCGATCCGCCGCTACACCCGCGGCGTCGCCGTCCGCGAATGGGTCAAAGCCAAACACGCACGCAACGAAGCGCTCGACGCTCGTTGTTACGCGCTTGCCGCTCTTCACGGCTTAAAGGCATCCGGCCTCAACCTGGATCGTGAAGCGCAGCGCGCATCGGAACAACGTCCTGAAAATTCGTCGCCACGCGGCACCACGATCAGGTCGAAATGGTTGCATGGGTAGAGGAGCGCAAATGACGACCATGATGTGCTTCGAAGAGACCGTGTATGACCACGCAGGGCAAGAAGATCGTCCGGCCAACATCGAGCTAGGCGTCAGCAGCCGTGCTGGCGAGCAGTTGGTCTACATCGCGATCGACAATCATTCCTGGCGTCTCAACAAAACCTTGAGCCGAAACTTCTGCGAGGCGATGGCCGCTCTCGCGGAACGATGGCTCGCGGACAATCCAAAGCGTCTGGGCAGACCAGCGCGGAAACGAAATTAGGAGAATGAAGATGATGGACAATATCGGACTCACAGAGCTGTACCCCGCACCCAAGGCGGTCCCATTCGGCGCCGGGACGATCGAGGTCACCGGGTTGTCGATGCGGAAGGTTTCCGCGCTGATGCACCAATACCCCGATCTGGTTTCGATCTTCTCCGGAGGGGCGGTCGGACTTTCCAATCTGCTCACGCAGGCGCCCGACGCCGCGCTGGCGGTGTTTGCGCTGGTGGTATCAGACGAGACCAGAATCCAAGAATTCGACAACCTCGCGTTCGGACAGCAGGCCGATATCCTTGCCGCGATTTATGAGCTGACAGTCGGTGGTGAGCGTGCCGGCCCTTTTCTCGCGGACGTCGTCGCGCGGCTACGGGTCGTGGACGAGCCGCAGATCAGACCAGCTCCATCTCTGAACAACTCGCAGAGCTCGCCGAGTTCGTCGCAGCCTGCGGATACGGCGGAGATGTCGGCGACATGACGCCGCGTCAGGCCCGCGCCTATCATCAACTCGCCGTCCGCCGGATCCAGCGGGACAAACGCCTCGACACGTTCTTGGCGCGTGGCGAGCCTAAGGAAGTCAACAAAACCATGGCCCGGTTCAATTGAGCAATCTCCGTCTCTTCTTCGAGGTGGTGTCCGGCAATTATCCGAAGATGGTTGCGGACGAGCAGAAAAGGATTGCAACGGCCGCGACCGCGGCGATGCGCGATGCCGCGGCACTGATCAAGCGGAACGGTCGGGCCTCGATTGCGAGCGCTGGATTTTCCAACAGGTGGCAGAATGCGTGGAGGGTCAAATCCTTTCCCGCGAATGGTGTGTCTCTGAGACCCGCAGCGATCGCCTATCACAAGATCCCATATGCCGGCGTTTTCGAGGAGGGCGCTACGATCTCGGGCAAGCCGCTGCTCTGGATTCCCTTGCCGAATGTTCCGATGGGGAACGGCGGGCGTCGGATGACTCCCAGCGCCTTCGTCAAGACGATCGGGCCTCTGTATTCGATTAGAAGCGGCGGCAAGCCCATGCTGGCCGCGGTGATCAAGGCGACCGATGCGCGGGCGGCAAAATCTCTGTCCCTGAATCTGCTCAAGAGGGGTCGCAACCCAAAGGGCCGCGGCAGGGTCAGGCTAGTCCCGCTTTATGTCGGCGTCTCGGCCGTGTCCGATCCGAAAAAGTTCAATCTCAAGGCCGTGGTGCAGGATGCCGCCGATCAGCTTGGCGCCCTTTACGCCGCCAATTTCAGGGAGTGATGTTTTATGGCCGATCGCATTGTTCAACGAATCAGTCTGGAAGGCGCGGAGGACGTCCAATCCAAGCTGAAGAAAATCGGCGACGCCGGCCAAAAGGCCCTCGGCAGCGTCAACCAGACCATCAAGAACTCGAGCTCCGGTCTGGGTGAGTTCGGCGATCTGTTCGCGACGCTCAACGGAAAAACCGAGGGCAGCAAGGCGACCATCGAAGGCATAAAAAAGGCGCTCGAGACCGTAAGGCCTGCCGCCGAGCGTGCTGGGATCGAACTCGATGGCCTCTCGGTTCTGGGCAAGGCCGGCCCGGGCGGCTTCATTGCGCTCGGTGCCGCGATCGGCGGCACGTTGGTCGCGGCACTCGAGAAGGCGGGCGAAGCCGCGCGCACGCAGGCGCAGCGCTTCAGTACATTTACAGGATCTGCCCAGAAAGGCATCGACGCTTACCAGGATCTAAGGAAAACCGCCGGCGAGCTGAAACTGCCGGCCCGTTCGCTCGCCGAGCCCTTTGAGCAGCTCTATCGCGCCAATCAGGCGTCGTCCGCGGGCCTCTCCGGCCCCGGGCTGCAAGGCGCCCTGAAAACCCTATTTACGGGCGCGTCCGCCGATCGCGTCGGCGGTGAGGACGCCGGCGAGGGCATCACGTCATTTCTGACGAGCTTGAGGGAGAGCGGGCAGCTTACCCCCGACATCGCGAAGTCGGCAGGCGAACTCTTCCCAACGCTGATGAAGCGGCTGATCGAGGATTTGCAGAAGAATTTCCCGAACCAGGCCGGTCCGTTCTCAGCCTCCCAGACGCTCACCTCACTCCAGAACATCGGGCCGCAGGTCGCGCAGGATCAGGCGATCAATGCGCAGGCGTTCGGACCAACGATCAGCGGATCCCTGACCCACCTGAAATCGGCTGCCGCAGAGGTCGGGAATTCGCTGAACAACACCACGATCGTTGCATCGACGATCGATAAATTGGCGGAATTCCTGCACGACAACGCACGACGCATCGGAAAGCTGAAGGACGCCATCGTCGGCGGACTTCCACCGGTTCTCGCTGGCGAGTATGCCGTCAAAGGATATGAAGCCGTTCGAGACCGCTTCTTCCCGAAAAGTCCGAATGAACGGGTTGGCGAGAGCTTCAACGCGCTCGGCACAATGGATCAAGGCAAGAGCGCGGCCGAGGTCATCGAGGAGTACGTCAAGAAACAAACCGCGACACAGCTCGGCCTTATCGGGAGCAAGCTTAATACCGAACAGGCCAGGATCGATTACAAGTACGCGCCCGAGACGCAAGACATCAAGATCGGCCGCGACAGGCTCGCGGTCGATAACGCGTCCCTTGCCAAACAGGGTGCGCAGCTTGGCATGCAGGACGCCAACAAAAATGCCGAGTTGGCATCGTTTGCCCCGGCGCAGGCGCAGAATGCCTACAGGGCTGCGGACAGCCGTTATACGCACGCGCTGTCGAAATTCTTCCAGTCGGCGGGCGTGGATACGACAGCACTGGATCAGCAGCAGGCGCAGCAGGATATTCTGAACGAACTTGACGACGCCGATACCGCTCGAAAGGTTGCTGACGTCAATCGCAAATATGCCTATCTCGAGCCGCAAAAGGCGGAATTCGCGCAGGAGAAAGCGGCGCAGGATATCCGCTCAGCCGACTTCGCCGAGCGCGATTCAAAGCTCACGTTGGCGAAGGACAGCGAGGGCAACCAGCTCTCCTCCGACGTCGCCGGTTTGCGCTATGCGCAGGCGCAACTCGAAGAACAACAGAAGATTGCCAAAAGTGGAGAGGACAGCGAAAAGACGCTCGAGGAGATACTCGGCGCGCTACAGAGTGGCGCCGGCGGTGGTGGTGGCGGTGGCGGTGGTCAGGGCGGAGGTGGCGGCGGCCAAGGTGATGGCGGCGGCAGCGGAGGCGGTGGTGACTCGGGTGGCGCCTCAACCTTTGCCGAGGGCGGATTAGTCAGTGGCCCCGGAACGACGACTTCGGATTCGATCCCGGCGATGCTCTCGAACAAGGAGTTCGTCGTCAATGCCGATGCCACCCAAAAGCACCTGCCGCTGCTGCATGCGATGAACAGCGGCCGCAAGATCAGCTTCAAGCATCTCGCGGTCGGCGGCCCGGTCGGGCTCATAGGCGATATCGGTTTGCCACAGGTGGGCGCGTCCACCCCGATCGTCGGAAGCGGAGGCGCGCAGGAAGCGATGCACCATGTCACGATTGATCTCGGGGGTGGCCGATCCGTCGATGGCCTTCGAGCGCCGTCAGATGTGCTGCGGCAGATGACGGCCGCGGCGCGTGACAGCGCCAATGCTCGCATCGGCCGGGCGCCGAGCTGGGTCTACGGCCGCCCTTGAGGCCCGCAGAGGAA